GCGTTGGCCTAGTGATCTTAATAGCATCAACGATATAGCGTTTATGTGTAGCCCTATCAACAGCGTAACAAACGACGGCTGTATCACCAACCATAGCGGGATCAAGACCACAAATAAAAGAAAAGCCATTAACATCACGCGGATGGCCTGGGTTACCAGGAACCAAGCGACCTGCTTTACGCATACCATCTATAGAACCTCGCACACATACTGGATCAAAGATGGCATCATCTGAGATATCTTGTTGTTGATACACCAAAGCCCAGGTACTTGCATCCATAGCTTGGCGTTCATTGTAAAGATTGCGACCATTCCATCTAGGGTAGAGGCCGTCTTCGTTCTTGTCAGATTCCATCTGACCATCAAAGGGAGCATCACTTGCTGGCCAGAGAGTTTCCCATTTCTCAGGGTCTTCGTGCGTAGTCAAAAGTGCTGGCATTGCCAAGTACTTCCACGGGACCAGTCCACCAGGGTAGCGGTCTTCGTTGCGTAGCTCGCGGTATAGGTCCATTGCAGAAACTCTAGTACCAATAACTACAAGTTTGCCCGTAGGGTTCAAACGAGAGCGTACGTCCTGGGTCAACCAGCGGATTTGCTTCTCAAACTCGTTAGCGTTCTTTAAGGTAACAGCGTCATCTACGATAATCATATCTGCACGCTTACCGTAGATCTGACCACCGATACCAATGGCTTCGATGTTTGGGTCTTTTTCGCTAGACTCACGTAGCTCGGAACCAAAGGTGACGCGGGTTGCCTGCCACGAAGCTGACTTAGAGTTAAACCCTACGCCAGCAGCGTAAGCCTGTTGGAGTGATTCATACATCGGATGAGTCAGGCGTTGCTTGATGGCGTAGAGAAAGTCGGCAGCTAACTGCTGGGTTTGGGAAACAATCAAAACTCTAAAGTTGGGGTTACGCACTACCTGCCACGTTACATAGTCAACGGTGATCGTAATTGACTTGGCGTGGTTGGGCGGAATGTTAATCAGGATTCTATTACTAGCAAGCCCTGGCTCATACTTCATAGAAGGGTGTAGCCAACCAGGTTCGCGGCCCTCGATCATATCTACCAGGTTTTGCTGGTGTGGGAAGGTCTTAGAGTGCAGGAACTTCTGGCGGAACTCGGCAAAGGTTAAGTCGTGAACATCACCGGAGGCAAAGGACTTGTCCTTCAGGCCTAGCCGTGTTCGGTCAACCTTGTCTGTAAAAACTTTATCGGTACGTCGGTAGTACTCGTAGGTCTTAATGGATTTACCAGCTGAGGCACAAGCCTGTTCGATGGTCATACCCTCTGCTACACAACCAAGGATAATTCTCTTGGCGATGTCGGCGCTGTTATCGGCCACTGTTTTCCCGTCTCATCTCTTCTACTAGAATTGCCGCCGCGATCTGGCGGCGCATTTCTAAGCGACGGGACTCTCGCTCTTGCTTGTACTGCTTCCAGAATTTTCTACTGGAGGTAGCCTGGAGATATAACTCTTCTTCGGTATAGTTGCGTATCATCGGCGCGGATGCTCATTTCTTTTATACGAGGCGCGAAGGCCTCGGGCCGGAATCAGAGATTCCTTATACTAGGTTGAGTATGATCTTCCTATTAGAGATAGAGCTATCCCCACTAAAAGTACTGGGCAGTTCGGGCTTAACGCCCGAGCGAGCTACAGCGAAGTGAGGGGTAAGTCAGTACTCGGCCTAGGGGCCTCGCTAGAGGCCAACCAAGGGTCGTAAAACATACTCTCCCCGTTTTACTCCCCTACTATATATAAGGCAGGAAAAGGACTGGATTTCTCGCTTTCCTAATGTGAGTTACATCACAGTACTAAAACCGCAGGTCAGAGGCCAGATCAGCTTTCACTTTAGCAAATATTTTTTGTTGGGGAGTATACGGATACAGTCAGTAGTATTCAGCAACGGGGGGTAGTCGTTTGCGGTCAGACTGGTCAGCCCCCACCCCCTGCCCTGCCTGTGGATAAACCTGTGGATAACTTTATAGAAAAAAAGGTGGGGCCGACTGTACCCTCGGCACGCTATACCCCATAACCTTTTACAATTTAACAATGTCCTAACAACGAGGACAGACAGACCAGCAGCCACAACATCGCCGACATTCTCAGGAAGATCCCAAGTTACCAGGTCAGCTCGTCGAGTAACTTACAGCTGATGCCTTGACAAATGCCAGGCAAATGTCTACCGGTTGCCAGCAGAAAGCGTTACCAAATCGTTACCTGTTTTGGTGTTGTGTTGTTGCAGAATAGGGGAGGCTCCTGTATTCTTTTCTCATCAACTCAATCACGAGCTGATTTTAGAAAGGGTTAGAAATGAAGAAGACACTCAAGGAACTAGCAGCAGAAATGAATATAGATGAAAAGTATTTTGAGAATAACTTTTTAATGTTGGACAATCGTTACGCGATTATGCAAGATGAAAAAGGTTTACATCTCACCGATGTTCTTTCTTGGGCATCATTTAATCCAAGAATAATTGGACGCCAATCAAATGCAACAATCAAGGGTTTGCAATTCCAATTAGGACAATACAAGGTTTACATCAAGCAACTACAGGAGGCTAAATAAATGACAACAATTCACGCGGGAGACCGCACAAGCGGATGCACCGATTGTGCCAAGAATGATGACTCACTACGCGAGGAGGGCGCCCTTTCTTGGTTAAGTGAGGCTTGTCCTACTTATGCCGAGAATGTTGGTGAGTTGTACCATTGGAGCAGCAATTACAACAATTTCAGCCCGTTCCGTAAGTTCTTGGATCTTATCGGATACACCGAGGAGATGGATGGGGATGAGGCGCCTCTTGCAAATTGGGAGCGCCCTAGTTTCGAACTTGGTTATGTAGAACTCAGCAAACTAGGCGAGGCGCTTACTGAGTACGCTAACCGCCCCCAAGACGTAACCCGCTTTATTACTGAGTTACTAGAAGTAGAACAGGAACACGGATTATGAGAACCAAATACGCCTTAGCGGTGTCATTCTATACAGACCGCGAGCTGACTGAGGAGGAGGCTGGCGCCTTACAACTACAAGTAATCGCACAAGTTGAGGAACCCGTAACTCTTGAGGGTGAAGATGTTGAGTATTCGGTGGAGTTTTACGGCTCAGACATAGACAAGGAGGAGGAATGATGCAAATGGAGAAAGAGGTCGGGTTCTGCGCTAAATGCTGGCAGATGCTAACGCTTGAACAATTCCTTAACAAAACACACGAATGTGAAAGGGTAGAAGATGCAATACTTGACGCCTAAAGGTTGGCTTGTGGCTGGGATTCTAATCGGGCTGGCTATGTGGGGGCTATGGGAGGTGGCGAGCCATCTTCTATGGACCGGTAGCGGCTGGGAGTGGTGTGAGGATTTACTAGATTGTGAGGACAAGTAATGGGATACGAACCCGAGCTGAATGACCCCGTATTTTATGCGGGAGAGTATGAGGAAGCGGTCAAGTGCTTTCGATGCGGTGACCAGTTAGATCCTGACGACATAGTGTGGGCAAATGTGGAGGGGCAGATTGTGAAAGAGGGCAACGACACAACCTGGTGCGTTGTTTGTTTACCAAGCGAAAGGGGAGAGTAAATGAAACTATCGGAAAAGGTAAATAGCCTGCACCAACAGGTGCAAGAACTAGAAAACCAAAAAGCAGAACTGGATTATGAATTGCTTTACACAATACTAGAGGAAACACGGGAAAACTTAGAGGGAGAGGGAGAATAATGAACAAAGAATACTTAGAAGCTAAGTTTGACCTGTGCATAAACCAGGCTGAGAAGAATCTCAAAGAGGAGGAGATAGCAGAGGCTATCAAGAACCTCAAGCGTGCCAATAGTGCGCTCTCACAACTATTTGGATTTGAGGAGGATGAGAATGAATGAGTGTAAGTTTTGTGAAGGTGTAGCTGACTTCATTTGGCTAGAAGATAACGGACAATGGCACGTCTGTGGTGAGTGCATCAAGGATGGAGAGACGGACGCAAAGGCAGAAGGGGATGATGATGAGTAAGTATCAAGTAACAGTAGAATTAAATGAACGTTGGTTCACCATATTAGGTGAGCTGAGCAAGGATACCGAGGGCTTTGTATGGGTGGAGGTGGACAAGAGTGAGTAACTACATAGCAGAACAGGTTGCTGATATGAAAAGAAAATTAGAGAAAGAAGCAAGCAATATCTATACCATACACCCGCGTAAGTCTGAGTTGATCCTCTTGTACGAGGTAGTAGACGATAGCGGGAGAGCAGAGTGGGGCGGGGCTAATGCTGAACAGGCTATGCAATGGCTAACTCTTGCACCCGATAATGCACGTCTGTTGGTGAGTGCGTGGGATAGTGATGAGGAAGATGCTCACCTGGTAGGGCAGACGATAGACATAACAGAGATTATTCAACGGGCAAGGGAGATAGGCAGATGAGCTTAGCGTTAGGGATAGTGATAGTAATGGTGGTAGCCTATGTACTTATAGTGTGGGAGGACAAACTTAATGACTGATGAGGTCAAGAGAAGGATGGAAACTGCCAGCCGCAAGGCGGTAAGAGATAGAAACTACAGAAGGGCAAGAGACAGAGCTTTGGCTCGCCTTGCTCATCTATACCCTGATACCTATAAGCAACTGCTCGAAATGGAGAAGAAACAAGATGAGCTACAAGGCAAAAAGTGGATTAGTATTGACGGCACTACTGTTCTTAGGGTGGGCGTACACACACGAGCCACAGGTGCAGACGATCTTGCATACTCCAGTAATGCAGGAGAGAACGAAGGCAACAATGGAGGAGAAGCGTGAAAACAAGGCACTTACAGTTAGTTTCGCAAAAGCACTCGGTTACAACGACAACCAAGTTCAATGTCTCGTCACCTTATGGACCCGTGAATCCCGCTTCGACCACCTTGCTCGCCCAAGAGACGCTTCGGGCAAACCAAGAAGCTCGGCTTTTGGAATTGCTCAACTCCTTAGAGAGCGTAGTGGACAGCCTGAACTTCAAATCCTTCACGGCATACGATACATTGGTCACCGCTATGGAGGGAGTGCGTGTCGCGCTCTTAGCCACTCCGATAGACGAGGGTGGTACTGATGCTGACCGGAGTTAGTTTATTCGCAGGTGTTGGTGGCTTTGACTTAGCTATGCAACGACAAGGAGTAAAGGTAGTAGCCTCGGTTGAGATAGATAAGAACTGCAACCAGGTATTGGCGCAGCATTTTCCTGACGCTACACAATTTACAGATGTAACTACAATAAAGGGAGAGGATCTAATCAATGCAGGATTTACACCAAGCACAGGAATTATTACAGGAGGATTTCCCTGCCAAGACCTCAGCGTTGCTGGCAAAAGAGCTGGTCTTGCTGGCGAACGAAGCGGGTTATTCTGGGAGATTGCAAGACTTGTGGAAGAAACGCAAACAGAATACTTCATCATCGAAAACGTCCCTGGTTTGCTATCCAGTAACGAAGGAAAAGATTTTGGAGTCGTCATCGGGACGATGGCAGACCTCGGGTATTCTGTTGGATGGAGGGTGCTTGATGCTCAACACTTCGGAGTACCCCAGCGCAGGCGTAGAGTCTTCATCGTTGGCAGACGTACTCCTAACTCAAGCGTTGCCGAAATACTCTTTAAGTCAGAAGGCTTGCGAAGGGATCTTACGCAGAGCAAGCAAGCGGGGCAAGGAACTACCAGAAGTACTCAAGAAAGCTTTGGTCAAACAGGCTTTGCCAAGTACTCACCAGGAGTAACAACACTTACAGCTACAACATACAAAAGACCAGAAGATAATGTCGTTGTAACTTCATCATCCTTTGGTGGATACACAGAAGGAGTCGGCACTTTGCGTGCCAATGGTGGCGATCTAGGTGGAGGAAGTGAGAACCTTGTGGTTCACAAAGAGTAGGCGAGCACAGAATGTGGATGACTACGAGACTTGGATTGAAGGAGGAGTAATGCCAACGCTTAACGCATTTGATAATGGTGATGTGCGAACGACTGTCATTGTCTTTCACCCTCACTACCACGATGGAGCACGAGTACAAGACAAGACTATGAATACCCTTACATCACGTATGGGTACGGGAGGAAACAACGTGTCAATGCTTTCAGATCAAAGCGGTGTGCGCCGCTTAACTCCAGTAGAGTGTGAAAGATTGCAGGGTTTCCCTGATGATTGGACTGCTGGACAATCAGACTCAACCAGGTATAAGCAGATGGGTAATGCTGTAGCTGTGCCTGTGGTAGAGTGGATAGTACAGAACATAGTAGATGTGGCTAAGGTTTCCTAACCCTTTTCCTTAGCCAAACAAAAACCCCATCGGCAGAACCGGTGGGGTTTTTGCTAGCACTCTACAAGCGGTTGCTTGCCGAGAGTTAAAGCATACACTATCCACCAGTAGAGTAAAACCCTTTACCCTTGAAGGTGATAGCGGGCGAGTCCCACTTACGTATCATTGGGACGTGGCAATCAAAGCAAGAGGGTTCGCGTGGGTCCTCGTGGATACTGCGTTCAATAGTTAATTCACTGTTGCAATCAGGGCAACGATAGTCGTACTGCATTAGAGCTGCACCGCTTCCTCTATGGGTAGATAACCTACTAACTTCTCAACCTTCTCAACCCTGTCAAACTCAGTGGTCGCTGGCATCTGATGATTAAACCATACTGGTTCCGGTAAATCTAATAGGTCGAAAGAGAAGATACCGGCAGGTGTGGAGTTGATGTAGAAGGGAACAAGGTCACGCTCTGCTGCTTGGGTGATGAGCTTGCGATACTTCATCTCTTCAATCAGTAGCGTGGGATAGTGAGTAGCCCTGCACTTTAACTCTATGTAGTGACCTGCTTGCCTAGAGATACAATCATAGGCATCAAAGATGCCCTCAGACTTTACTAAATCTGGGTACAAACTCTCACGCAAGAAGGTAAATAATAACTCTTCGTTCATTGCCAGGGACTAACCCCGCCAAGATTATCCTGTAACCTACGAAGTGCCTGAGAACATCTACGATCTGCGGTAGAGATAGCACACTCTAATACCTGTGCTATCTGTTGCAGGGTAAAGCTCTCGTGATGACGCATACGCAAGAGGGCTTGGTCTTCTTGGTCTAACTTAAGAAAACCTTTTTTGATATCAATGAGGTTAGCAAGTAGGTTGCCACCTTCTGCTGGAGATGATGAACCTTTAGGTTGCCCATCTCTAATCATCTCTTGTGCTTGCTCTAATACTGTGCCATCTATGACTGATGCAATAACAAAGGGTAGCAACTGACCAAGTGTAGCTGACTCGTAGTAGGCTTCATCATTAGTCTGATAGCCAGACTTAGCCGCCTTCTCTTTGCGAGCATAGCGTTCTCCTGCACGCTTCATCTGCCAAGCAATGCGTTGCTCGTTGTGTCTGCGTCGCTCTTCGTTAGGTTCCATTAGATCAATGATGTGATCTTCTACCCTAGTCATAGCCCACGCCATCAACTCTTGCTTGATGTCATCCTTCTCAACGTGCTTGTTATACCTACGATGAATAGTGTTAGCTACACTAGGTACTAGGTCATAGATTACTGGGTGTAGTTCAGTCACGAGGCCACTTACCATCTAAGACCATCAGTGCGATAGCACTGTAGTTCAGTAGATCAATGAAGCTATCTCGTAATGATTCGTTCTCTGGTGTTGCACCGCTATCAATCAAGTGGTTGATGCGTGCAGTCTTGTCGTGCATACGCACACGCAATCCATTGAGCGGTCCACCAGGGGACAGACTAATGTTGGTTGGGCCGTAGTCCTTGTGCTTCTTGATGAGCAGGTTACCTGCACCATCTAAGACTTCCCATACGTTAGCTATGAACGTGTTGGTATCGGGCGTATTGTTATTGTTTCGCTTTGCGTATCCACGGAAAGGATCTTGAAGCCCAAATGCTGCAAAGTCTGTAGCATCGTGTCCCACTCGCTTCTTGTCATCGTCATACATTCGACTCCCCTATCAGTAACTTTCTCGTAGCATCAATTCCATTAGCCAAGTAGTAATCATTGATGTCCATACCTGGTGGTAGTGTAACAATCTGTGAGTTCATTACCTCGTTAGCCACACGCTTAGCAAACTCTGCCCCTGGGTTAGACCCATCCTCTTTGATGTCATTGTCACCAACAACATAGATAGTTTCGTATCCTGCAAATAGCTTTGGAAAGTGTGGCTTCCACGCAGCTACACCTGGCACACCCACTGCTGGGATACCAAGCTCACCACTAGTAACTATCGCATCTAGTTCACCTTCACATACAACGATGTAAGGTGAGTCAACGGTGATGTCACATACGTTATACAGGTGTGCCTTCTGCCCAGTAGGTGAACCATACTTAGGCTTGGCATCATCTAATCTTCTAAACTTAAAGCCAACACAACCACCGGATGCTGTGATGTATGGGATGGATAGCCACCCTTCATACATCTCGTGACCATTGATTGGATTGGTAATAGTCCCTAACTGAAACAGTCCTGCTGTCTCTTCAGAGATCCCACGTCCTTCGAGTACGGCTAGAGCCTCTGGACTTATTGCCTGTGCGTATTGTTGCGCCGCTTCCAGCAGCAATTTCGACTGCACGTTTGAGGCCATCGTTAAACTCCAAGTTCTCTAGTATGCACACTAAGTTAGCTGCGTTGCCACCCTTACCGCAGGTATGGCAGAAATATAAATTGTCATAAGTATTGATAACTGCTGAACGTCTACTGTCACTATGTAAACAGCAACGAACCGAAGCACTCTTGCCTTCACGTACTTCACCTCCATAGTGGGAAACGATTGCCCCTATGGGGATTGAGTTTGCATCAACGGCACCTTTGAACCGTCCCGCTTTACGTACCCTGGACCAATCTTGTGCTGGCATACACACCCCTTAAAGTCGCACTTGTTGTGCCACGCAGTGGCACGCTTGAAGTGGTTGTCTCTGTTCTCTGCTCCAGCTTTAAGACAATTCTGACAGATCATTCTTCCACCTTCTCAAAAGATTCTACAAGGTCTAAATACTTCAGACGTGCTCTAGGTCTTTTCGTTTCCCAATCTTCACCTTCAGCAAAGATTGCTACTAAATATTCTGAATCAGATGAATGGGTGTTAAAAGTATCGTAAGCATCATAGACAGAACCTGTTGCTTTACTCTTCCACTTTGCCATCTGTGTTCTCTTCCTCTGTAGTTGAAACTTCAACTACTTCCTCTACTACTGGTACAAGTATGTCTGATGTTGTGATGTTACCTTCTGGAACTGGCATTATTGTTTCTCCTTTAACCATTGAGTTAAGTCTTGGATTACCCAAGCCTGATCTATTGATGCGTTGCGACGCTTAACTATTACATAAGACAGAGGGACTTCCCCAAGACCTCTTGCCTTTGCATAGTTAAGCGCCTCAACTTGTGCTTCTCTCCAGAACTCCGGCAGGGTAAGCGTCTGCCTGTTCTTGAGTTCAAGGATATAGGTTTCTCCCGCGATAACAGTAACGATATCGCCCTCATCCTTTGCCCCAGCTTTAGACAAACGCTCTGCAGTTACACCTTTACCGCGTAACCACTTCATTACATCTGTCTCAAACTGAGAACCTTTAGTCTTGTTGTACTGACTCATCTACCAATACAACCTTGTTGATCTTATAGACGATGTTGCCTTCTTCGTCTTTGACTAATTCGACAATACCAGATTGCAGTAAGGCACCAACGAAGTTGGTTAGGTCTACCTTAAGTGCATCAACATCTGCACGTAGTGCATCTACCTTTAGATTATCTCGGTACTTATTTGATAACTGTTGTTCAGACATTATATCCTCCTTGGTATCCTGCAATCGTATCTCTTCTTAACATCCAACCGAACTCATTTTGATCTGAGATCTGTACTGCTGCGTAGTTTACCAGTAGCTGTGCATAATTGCTTCCATCAGCAGTGTGTTCTCCAAAACGGTTCTTCACCGGTGCTACCTTTAACATTCCTTGCGATGGGTCATAGCCCAGTGTAAGTATCAGTGCAGGTAACTGACTGACCTTTCCGTGAATTGCTCTGCGATGAGGTGGGTTACTAGGTGACCCATACTCTGACTGTTCTGATACGTGGTGGAGCACCATCACACAGGCCTCAGTTTTGCGTGCCATATCGTGAAGCTCCATCATAATTGCTCTAAGTCCTGCCCATTCGTTGTCCGTCTCAGCGGTGATGTTCATTAGGTTATCAATGACTATCAACTCAGGTGGCTGTCCGTAGAGTTCAACGTAGGCCCTGATCTCTAACTCCAAGTCATCAATGTTTGGAGATGAATCAAAGACCCACTTGATGTGTGAAACTTTGTCTAAGTGTGCATTGTAATACTTACTATCGTTAGATAGGTTTGCTTCGACTGTCACTTGTGAGTGACCAGATAGATGCGATACAGACCTCATCATTACAGTAGTGGTATCAGTATCTGCGGAGAAGAAAAGTGTAGGAACCTTGGCTTTGATTGCATAGATCAGGGAGAACATAGACTTACCAGCATTAGGTGCAGCAGCTACCATACATACCTGGCCTCTGCGAAACTTAATACCCTTTACTGCTAACCCATTCCACACATCAGGTAGCGGTGTTGCTTTGGTAAGCACTCCACTCCAAGCGCGGGAAAGATTAAGCAACGTCGTCCTCCTGATAGATTTTGATTCCACGCTCACGTCTGATGCGTTGACGATCTCTAATCGTCAGACCGCCCCAGATACCGTGAGCCTCGTTCTTAATACCCCATTCAGCGCACTCTCTACGATGAGGACACCTATTGCAAATCTTCTTTGCAAAGTTAGCATCAACCGTAGATGCGCCAGGAATACCAGATTCATTATCGGGGAACCAGAAGTCGCCACCGATTGTTGCACAACTAGGAGCTTCGTATTGACTTGGCTCCCGCATTAGTTATCGAACCCAGATAGTGTCGCACTTATCTGGCGCACCCTTGGGTGCTGCACACATATAACCTGACCACGGACCCTTTTGTCCTACACCTGAACGTAGTGTCATTGCACCGTGACGGCAAGTATTAGCACCACCTGATGGTGCAGGTGCAGCTACTGGTGTTGCATTGAACTGCTGCGCTACTGCTGCAACTGTTGGTGCTGCTGCTGGTGCTGCTTGACCACCTGATAGTTCTGCTCCAGTTGCACGGATGTTCATTGCGTTCATTGCAAGATCTGCAAGACCTGACTCTAGTTCTGTAACTGTTGCTGCGTAAAGATTGATAAGTGTTCCATCATTTAACTTGTAATTGATTTGGAACTTTGTTCCTTCTGTAGCCATTTACTTGCCTCCACTTTGCTTGATTGATAGTCGCTGGCTTTCAGCTCCTACCTTCTTAGGGACAAACCCTAATAGTTTTTCTACCTGCTCACTGTCAACTGACTCGCGCCCTTTAACAGTTGTCCAACTTACTTCGATACCTGAATTAGTAGTACCCAGTAATCCTTCAAAGGATGCCTTCAAAGAATCCTGTTGTGTTTCTAACTCTTTGATCTGTGCTGCTAACTGTAGATATAACAATGCGTTCTTGTCAATATCTTCGTCAGCAATGATTACCTCACTGACTGACGTACGTTCTTTTTTTAGACCAACGCATCCCATCTCGCCTGATGCGTCATAGAACTTGCAGTAGTGCTGACAATAGCTTGCATCTTTCTCTGGTGCTGGTGCTTCCTTTGCTTCCTTAACAGCCGCTAGCCAACCGAGTGCTTCTAGTGCAATGGACTCATCGTAGTCTTCAGTATGCACCTTGACATCGCGTTCGTCCCCGTCCCTGGCAATTGCTACCAGTGACACTCGGTTGACCGCATAGCCGTTGTTAGCTAGGAGGTAGCCGTATAGCTGTACCTGCCACCGTTGCTGATTGGTTGGAAAGTAAGAAAGGTTCCGGACCTTGCTTGTCTTCCAGTCAATCACATCACCAGTACTAGGTACGAAACAGTCAATGTGTGCTTTCATTCCGTTGTATTCAACTTCGGTTTCAATCAGCACATCTGGATTATCTGCTAGTGCTCGTTCAATCTCTGCGTGGATAGCAGTACCCATAATCGCAGCGAGCTTTAGTTCATTGTCATTAGTTTCAGGTTGATCGTTAAGTCGGTACCACACCTTACGGCGACAGCCACCTACCTCTGATGGACCAATCTGTACTTGTGTAGATCGTGAACGCTTCGCGTCCCCTGCACGTAGTGCAGTAAGTAATAGTTCTTTCGGGTCAGTCATTCTTAGGGTTCTCCACAATCACCTTTGCATAGTTCATACCATTGCATAAACCTAAATAAAACTGGTAGTCCTCTGACTCTTTGTTGCTTGCTAAATCTAAATACTTAGCTCGCTTAGATTCAATTTCCTTGGCAATCTTCTCACGTAATTCTTTTTCAACACGCTGTTCTCTAAGAGCGCCCCAAGTTTGTTGCTCTCTCATTACTTCTAATCTGCCCCACATCCAACCCATTCTATGAAAGTGTTGTGCAGCGTATTCACTTGTGGCTATAACTTCCTTAAACTCTGGCTTAACATAGTCATAAGTATTAAACTCCATTACAATTCCTCTGACTTACCCAACATCCAAGCGTCAAGATCTGAAATTCGATAACGATACCCTTTACCTAGTTTCGCACGTGGTATTCCAATTTCTGTTGCACGGTTGTACAAAAATCCAATGCTTACAGATAAATAATCTGCTGCCTCTTCTGTTCTCAACCAACGGTCTGCTTGTGTATTCATTGCTTCCTCCTATAGTCGTTCTTGTACTACTAACTGTAAAGGCTTACCAGTATTCGCGTCAAGTACCGAAGCAATCTCTACTGCTTTACGGGCGTGTCTCTTTGCGTAGGCTAACTCCATATCAGGTTTGACAATTGAATACAGGTAGCCAAGAGCAAGCTGACCCCCACTACCAATGCCATACGCTCCGTGATTTGCTTGGAAAAAAGAGAGATCACAAGCAATACGAAAGATATTGCCGTTAAAAGCAATGAGATAATCGAAGCCACCATCTTTGTCCACCTTGTTGTAGTCGTAGTTGTTGTCGTTAAATGCTGTGAGAATACTTGGGATAATCTTCTTACCCATAAATTGTGCTGGGTCTTCACCCTTGTAAACAGGTGGCTTCCAGTTGTAGGCAAGGATGTCACCAGGTCTAGTGTCACCTGATATACCGATGAGATACTTACCCACCTCAAGAATCTTCGGCGTACTCGTGGCAAGAGTTACTAGGTTGTCCTCGGTAATCTGTGAGTCAGCTACTAGAACAGCGTAATCAATACCTTCAAGTGCCGTGATTGTTGTCAATTATTTCTCTTTCTCATATTACAAAGTGCGTGAGATGGACGTATGTTCTCCAAGGTATCTGAACCGCCTTTGCTTAATGGAATAAGATGATCAAATTGTAGACCTAGTTCCCAACTATCTGCAATGTAGGCTTGTCTAGGCGCGTTGAAATCTATTGGTTCTAGGCAGATATGGCAGTTTTTTCCATAGGTTTCAAATACTTCTTGATCCGTGTACGGGGCGTGGCCATTAGACTTCTTGAGTGCCTTGCGCTTGGATGCCATACGCCTGCTGTAACCCTTAACCTTGTCTGGATTACTAGATGCCCAGCGTCTATTGATTTCATAAACCTTCTTAGGATTACTAGCGTAGTACTCTCTACGACGTTGAGCATTAGCAGCCTTACATTCAGTACAAGGCTGAGTCTTTAATCTTAAATGAGACCGATAACCTGATGGTGTTCCACAATTCATAGAAATATTGTAACATCAATACGGCGTGTCGCAGAGGCGACACTCTTACTAGTCAGTAAAATATGAGCCGTGAGGCGAATTAAACGGCAAGCGTCCCTTGGGGGACGCGCCAGTAGTAACCGTACAGTAACCCTGCGGTTCCGTCTACCAACCCTGCCATCGTTTAGATGGCGCAGGAATGCCCTTCCTAAGCCTTTTGGGACCGATCTGCGGGGTTTAGGACCACTTCACGTCTGTCCGTGTGGGTCCCAAGTCTTTAGCGTTATGGCTAGTTTTGAAGACTATGAGCTGGTCTGGTACTTCCTTGATGCTACCTGTGTTAATTGTGGCAACCTAGTAACTATCCCTTGTCCAGCAGACAAAGATGCACCACAAACTAACTGACCATAACGAAGAAGAACGCACTGCCACGTGCTCTATTTGTGGCCCCACCAAGATCAAGCTACGAGATAAGAACAATCCACTTTCTAGTAGGTACCGCTGTCGCACAGTATGGAAGCGAACCTATAACAACAGCGTCTACCCATATGCCAAGTACAAAGGCACCACCTGTCAGCAGTGTGGGTTCATACCAGTACACATCTCTCAGCTCGATGTTGACCACAAAGACGGTGACCGGTGGAACAATGACCCATCTAACCTACAAACTCTTTGCGCTAACTGTCACAGATTAAAGACTCACCTATCAGGTGATTCAAACTCTGGCATATTTTAGGGACAAAAAAAGAAGGCCGGTCCCCGTAGGGACCGACCTCCTGTTTGCCTCGCGCTATGGGTTACTTAGACCCACGACCAAACTCTGTAGCCTTTGGGTCAATTGCTTTAAGCAGTGGACCTGCAACTGCAGCTAGTGCTGCTGATGCTAAAGCCTTTGGATCTGTTACGCCTGCAAGGTACAAAGCGATTACTGATGCAACTGCAGCACGTAGATATGTAGCTGCGATTGCCTTTAACTTGTTCTTATCCATTGTTACTCCTTTGGACTTGTTGGTTCTTTCTTCTTTGGTAAAGGCTTAACTGCTGCCTTAACTTTTGCGACAGCCTTTGGCTTACCCAACCAAGGGAACCAAGGGGAAGTGTCGTCTCCACATCCTTCTTTGATTGAGATGTGAAGATGCTTGTTGTGCTTGTTGCTACCTGTATATTCACGGTCGCCTTCTGAGGCACGTTCTGCTGACCAGATCTTGCCCTGGAAAATAAGATACTTAACACGCTTGTCTGCTTTTAGTTCTTCAAAGATATTAAAACAATCAATGCCACCCAACTTATCGTGGGTTAGGTCTACTCCGAATCCAGTATTGTGATCTGAATTAGGATTCTGATGGATGTGGTGCTTGCTCGGTAGTAATCCATCTGAGGCTTTCTTGCGTAATGGTTTCAGCGCTGTGGCTTGTCGAAGGACAGCAATAGCGGCAGGCGTGGCTTTCTTGGCAACAGGTTTCATCTTGGTTCATCATCCTTCTTCTTACTCTTGAGTCCATTGGCAGATACAATTCCCGCTAGAGTTCCTGTAAGGAACACAGTCAGGGTTGAAACTAAATCAATAAAGGCTGCATCGTTAGGTGCTTGCTTCATTGGTTGAGTTACAAAAACTAAAGCCCAGAGTAATGAGAACACTGAGCCAGCAAATACAAGAGCTAGGATGATTCCGATACTGACAATCAACCTAGCGTGTAGTTCTTCAGGTGTATATCTTTCAGGGCGTTTCATCAAATACCTCTGGTAATAAATCGGAGGAACAAGTGCCAGTTACTTCACATTGTGGAGGATTGCACTCAGGCTTTTCCCAGTTCTCAAACTCTTGACAAGGATATCTAACCCAGCCTTGGTAACCGCAACCACTAAGAGTTATTGCGAGTAAGAAGGATGCGATAAATCTCTTCAACTTGTCGCTCCAATCTATTTACCGAATCCTTAACACTTGAACCACCGTTAGGCTTAAGTTCATTGAGGTAATGCTTTACTAACCAACGAACGCCAGTAGCAAACCCACCTACAACTGTGCATACTGCAACAGCTATTGTTGCGTAGTCTTGTGCCTGCATTAGACCGTCCTAATGGTTACTAGTAAAAGGCCGCCATATCCTGAAAACCTTTTGTCCGATGGGGTAGCATTTCTGAAGTCAAGCTCTTCGATAAGTCCGATATAGGACTCACCAGTTCTAAAGTCTTCAACACGGATGGTGTCGCCAACGTTTTCAATAGATTCCAACTGAGACATACGGAAGTAAGCAGAACCTTCATAGCCAATCTCAACGCCGAAGTGATCTGATTCGTGGTCAAAGCAAGACAATGGATACTGGATAAGTCGCTGACGTGGGATAGCAGGTAGTGCCTTGATCTGGTATCCAGTAAATAGTGGCCCCTTAGTAACATCAGTAGATGAACGAGTCAGTGTGAACTGGAAGCCTAGGTATTCCTGTGATGCTTGAGGATAGTTAATGTTAACTTCTGGAACAGTTGACTGTTGTGCAAAGGTACCAATGCGATAGAAGTTATCGGCATAGTCAACAGAGTCAATCAATAGTCCACCATTAGTGGTATCAATACGAGCCTGCATCAACTTGTAGATCTTAAGTTCTAGTGTGTTGTATCGGACGTAGCCTGTACGCAAGAAGCCCTGCTCCAGTAACTCTGCTGCAGATTGAATATAGACTGCGCCATCTGAACCATTACCAGCATTACAAAATGCTAGGCGGTTGGTATCTCCAAGGAAAGCACACGCTGTGGTGTAGTGACCTAATGTGTCTGCTGGGTCATACAAGTCCCAGGCATACGGGAACTGTAGGTTACCTAGTGGTTGACCCATATCTACACGAGTCACACCTACCTGACCATCAACACCAGATGCTGCCCAGATGTATCTGTCACGGAAAGCAAAGTCATAGACTGGTTGGTCTGATTCAAAGATCAAAGCACCGTAGGTAATAGAACCATCGAGCTGACTTGCATCTGCCATACGCATACCTTGGCTAGTTCCAATAGCCATATTGCCAAGGTAGTAACTAATCTTAAATACAATCTCACCTACTGGTAGTTCTGCTGCAGTAATAGCAGATGTCAGGGTAGGCATAGCACCAGCAGTAGACAAGGTAAACTTGTAGATGTTGGACTGGATACCGCTGTAGCCTGAAATGTAGATAGCAGAACCACTAGATGTAATGCTAGTAAAGATGTGGTCTTGGTCGTTATGTGTATAGACAGGCGTAGGCAATGATGTTGCAGTTGTTGAGAACTCATAGACGCTATCGTTGACAGCCATTACGATACGCTCTTTGGTGTATTCCATCGTAGCTGTGCTCACCACAACACCTGTAGCGTTAAACATCAGCGTTGGAGATACGCTTGAATCATCTGAGAGCAACTTCTTATAGACGTGAAGTTTGCTTGAGCCACCTGAAGTCTGGTTAGTTACCCAGAAGGCAAAGACACCATCATCGCAGATAGCAAATACAGGATCGTCTGTGCCTGCGTTGTAGTCAATGAAGTGGATAACCTCTGCCACACCTGTACCTACTGGAGATACCGGAGTTGATGTTACGTTAGTTGCAGTCTTGGCATAGGTAAAGGTGGTAGTCGTAGGTACACCTGTGATGCGGTACTCACCATTAAAGGTTGCATCCACACCAGTAATAACAATCTGCATACCCACAGATAGACCGTGTGCTGCAGTAGTAGTCAGCGTTGCTACGTTAGATGTCAACGCCTTGTTACTAATAGAGACTGTAATCTCTGGGAAGATCTTGTCAATGTCATACTCATCAGATAGAAGCACACCGTTATATGTATTGCTATTCTTGTCCCATTGGATAGAACGCATATACTGCCACGGACGACCACTGGTTTGAATACCGCCAGTAATGACGTGCTGGTCAGCACAAGAGTTTAGTAGTGTTGCCTGTCCCTTGGTCCAGACGTTAACACCCTTAGACTCTGTGTACTGGAAGCGTAGCGATTCATCTTGGATAGGCTCAAAGAACTTGATGCCTTGTCCATAGTGGAAAGAGCTTTGGCTACGTAGCCACCAACCAGTAAGCGTCTGCTCACCAGGCTCACGGCTCTGGTCAATCTGTTGCTTACGATACTGGGCTGTTACGCGACGATAAGGAGCATCATCAGAGTTAAGCAAGAAGAACGGTAGTCCACCAATAGCGACATCGTATGCCTCACCTGTGGCTGAGTAGTTAGTAGATCCAGCAGGATTAGAAAGTACGTACGGTATTCCCTCGGTAATATCGTCGCCGTATGGCATCTATTCTCCTTATTCTAAAAGGTTCACCAGTGATCTAGTTCTACCTTGGGCTAGCTGTGTATAAATCTGGGTTGTTGCTACGCTTGTGTGGCGCATAAGTTCTTTAACAGCAATCAAATCTCCGCCTGATTTCTCAAGCATCGTCGTTGCAAAGTAATGTCGAAGGCTATGGAAATGCTTAGCGTCTTCACCAAGGATGCGACGCATCTCATTGGCTGCTCTACTAGATAACTTATTAGGCGTTACCTGCCATAGTCTGCCAAGAGTTCCGTATGACCTAATCATATCTGAGACTATTGGAGATACTGGGACAATCAGGTCTGTTCCACCTTTGCCCTGTACTCGTAGAGAGTACCCGTCCTCGTGCTCTATTAGGTCTGAGCCTTTGATGTTGGCTACTTCCATAGCACGCAGTCCTGCTGTGCCACCCAAGATAAACCAGTTGCGTAGTGTTGGGTTCTTGGCTTCTGCCAAGAGCTTCTGATACTCACCCTTGGTTACAGGCTTAGGCACACCACGCCCTGGCTTGACCTGTGGCAGTTGTTCAGCAGGGTTGTGACCATTGACAAGGTTCATCTTGTTCAAGGACTTGTAGATACTCCTCAGACGGGCTACGTAGGTAGCCTTGGTGGACTGCCTGGTAGCTTGGAGTATCACCCGCTCTAGGTCCTCGTAAGTAGCCAGAGCAGGGTGAACACCCAGCCGTCTAATGATCTGCATATCCTGCTTGAATAGCTGCTCAGAGTACCCACTTGTGCGGTACCTATTGTGAAGCTGCTCGGCTATCTGCTCTAAGGGTATTAGTTCCATAGGCAGATCCTAGCACTACGGAGCTAGGTTCGGTGTGGATTGTTCCGCTT